TAATGCCTAGGCAGACTGGTAAGTCAACGTCAGCCGCGGGTTACTTGCTATGGTATGCTATGTTTGTCCCTGATAGTACTATCCTAATTGCCGCACACAAATTTACTGGCTCGCAGGAGATCATGCAACGTATACGTTATGCCTACGAAGACACTCCAGATTATATTAGAGCAGGTGCTGTTAGTTACAATAAAGGTTCAATTGATTTTGATAATGGTTCACGTATAGTTTCAGCAACCACTACTGAAAACACTGGACGAGGTATGAGTATATCACTACTATACTGTGACGAGTTTGCGTTTGTGAGACCTACTATTGGTCGTGAGTTCTGGACTTCTATTAGTCCAACACTGGCAACAGGTGGTAAATGTATTATTACATCTACTCCAAACTCAGACGAAGATCAATTTGCTGTGTTATGGAAAGGTGCTAACAAATTAGAAGATGAGCACGGTAATCCAACTGAAATAGGCATTAATGGGTTTAAAGCATTCCGTTCATATTGGAATGAACATCCAGATAGAGATGACAAGTGGGCAGAAGAACAAAGAGCACAGTTAGGTGATGATCGTTTTAGACGTGAAATGGAATGTGAATTTATTATCTGGGACGAAACTTTAATCAATGCAGGACACTTAATTGAACTACAGGGCAAAGATCCTATTGAAACACAGGGTCAGGTACGTTGGTATAAGAAGCCAAACAAAGAGGCTACATACCTGGTTGCCTTAGATCCTAGTTTAGGAACAGGTGGTGACCCAGCGGCTATACAGGTATTTGAATTACCTAGTTTTGAACAAGTAGCAGAATGGAAACATAACAAAACACCAGTACAACAACAGATTGGCATACTGATAGAAATAACAAAATACCTAAGTGAATTTGTATCAGAAACTAATTTATACTACAGTTTAGAAAATAACACCTTAGGTGAAGCGGCTTTAGTTAGTCTTGCTGAAATAGGAGAGGAAAATATTAAAGGTACCTTTCTAACAGAACCTGCTAGAGCAGGTAATGTAAAACGCTATCGTAAAGGCTTTAATACAACTCATAAAAGTAAACTAAGTGCATGTGCAAAACTTAAAAACCTAATTGAAACCAAACGACTAACACTGCACAGTCGTCCATTGATAAGTGAACTAAAAACATTTGTAGCACATGGTACAAGTTACGCGGCCAAGGTAGGGGAAACAGATGATCTAGTAATGGCCACAGTATTAATCATACGTATGGCACAACTGCTACAGAGTTATGTTCCTGAACTAGACAGCAAGATGAAAGACAATCTAGACGATTTCATAGAGCCAATGCCCTTTATAATGTTTTAGATAAATAACAATATGAGTACAGAAATTAACAACGTAGCAGAATCCTTATTTGAAAAAATCCGCAGTAGATTTGAAGATGTCAGTTTAGGTGATGAAAACGCCAAGTCTACACAAACTCCTGAGGATGCTAGATTCTTTAACTTTGACTATGAAGTCAACGGCCACAATCACGGTAATATCACAATCAGTCTGATAGACGAACAAGCACTCAAAGTTTACTTTAGTAAAAACATTACCAATGATCTACCTGACGAAGAAAAACAAAAATGGTACGCATTTTTAAAAGAGTTAAGATATTTTGCCAAAAGAAATATGTTAACTTTTGAGCCTAGAGATATTACTAGAAGCAGTTTAAATATTAGAGATATCAAACAGGTCAGTCATGATGACAGTACCTATGATAAAGATGAAGTAGTAGATTTAGGTGAAAGTCGTATGTATGGTAGTAAAAAACGCAGTTACGAAAGTTATGGTCCAGTAAGAATTAAAATTCAACATACCAAGGAAGTTGCTGAGGAAGTCAGAGGCAGTCGTTCTAGGAACATACAAGCACTGTTTGTAGAAAACGATCAAAGTGAAAGATTTAAACTACCGTTTACTAGCCTAATTGGCGCTCGTGCTATGGCTAGACATGTATCAGCAGGTGGTATTCCAACTGATGCTATAGGTGAACATATTACTAGTCTAGTAAATGAAATGATCACTTTAAGACCTTTTGTAAACGCTATGCGTACTAGAACGTTTGAAGATCAAGAAACACAAGGTATGTTAGAAGCCGCATTTGACTATCATAGACTGTTAAAACATACTCTTAACAAAATGAAAGGCAAAAAAGGTTATAATCAATTTAAAGAAAACTTTAAACCTAGCCAAGTAAAAGAACAAGACATTGATATTAACAATATTAAAGATAAATTTGTAAAACGTGTAATGGATGAGCGAGTAGAACAAGCACTTCCGTTAGTTCATAAGGCATATCAAATGATGAAAGAAAATAATAATCCATTTGCAAAAGAATTTGAATCATGGGCAACAAGACTAAGTGAAGGCACATGGCACATTCCAGAAACAGAAGAAGACATCAGAAAACTAGCAAAACTATTAAGAGATCCAGTTCAGTGTGGTGTTGATGGAGTAAATGGAGTTAATGCTTTAGGTGGACTAATTGGCGATGATTCATTATATGATGACATTGAAGCACTAGCAGAAGTAGATCCAGAAGCAGACTGTAACTCACTTATAGTGTCTTGGTTAGACAACAACATGCCAGAAGTATTAGAACAAATTAAAGAACTAAGTCCAGATGGTTTTGTACGTGATCAAGGTCGCGATAAAGAAGAAAATTACCGTCAACCTGGATTTAACAATCCTAGAAAATACACAGATGATCTTGGAATTATGGGTAAAAATAAAGAAGAAAAACCTAAAGACTGGGCACAGGCAGTGGCCGCAGACGAAAGCGTTGAAGAAGACAAAGAATATGAGTGCCCAACTTGTCAGGGTGCAGGCGAATGGCGAGATGAAGAACATAAAAAACACGATTGCCCAGATTGTGATGGTAAAGGTAAGTATGTTGATGTTGATGATCTGGAAGAAGGCAAAATGAAAGATTTATCAATGGACCTAAACGATTTATCTGACAAAGAGTTTGAAGAAAAATATGGCATGAAAAAATCAGATTGGGACGAAGTAAAAACACCAGGCTTAAGACAGGACCCAAACAAACCAGCATACATTAGTAAAAACTTAATGAAAGAAGGCGATGACTTATACGAAGCACACGAGAAATTAGAAAAATTAGTAGGACAAAGAGTGTATGTTAAGGACAAAGGCCAAACAGGTACAGTAGCACAAGTGTCTAACACACATAGCAACGCACTAGTAGTTGATATGGACAATGGCATGACTACTGTAACGCACTTTACTGATTTAACCAGTGAAGACGACAAACCAAACGCAGTAAAAAGATACCTTGACATGCTTAAGGACGTATTTGATCTACACAAAGGTCGCGGACCAACACCAAAAGGTGGATATCCAAGTAAATCATGGGACACACTAGGCGAAGAAAAAAGAGATACACATTGTTCAGATAAGTGTTGTGGCAGTGATGTAAAAGCAGAAGATTGTGGCTGTCCACCAGACTGTCCACATTGTAACTGTAATGCCAACTTAGATGAAGCAGAAAAATATACACAAGACGACATTAAGGCCGCAATTAAATTAGCAAATAACTCAACAGGCAACATGACTGACGCTACTGATGCTATTGAATCAATAGCAGATGGTTTATCAGATCATCCTGATGTAGCAAAAGCACTTAAAAACGCAAACGAAAGTATAGAAGAAATGGCATCCCTTAGAAGACTATCAGGCTTAAAATAAATTGCTCTACCAACTGAGTAAAGCCACCTTAGGGTGGCTTTTTTTTGGCTAAATTGGTAAAAAAATCATTAAAACCCACTTGAAAGATAAATAAACATACTATATAATATAGAAGTGTTATGTAGTTTAGGCACAAACATTATGGCAAATTATCAAGGAGAAATACCATGGCAACAAGTTTAGCAGAAATTAGAGCAAAGTTACAAGCATCAGAAAACCGCGGAACAGGCGGCAATTCACAAGGCGGCGGCGACAACGCTATCTACGCACACTGGAATATTAAAGAAGGCGACACAGCCAAACTTAGATTTTTACCAGACGCAAACACAGACAATACATTCTTTTGGGTAGAACGTAACATGATTAACTTACCATTTGCTGGCGTTAAAGGCTCAGCAGATAGTAAACCAGTTGTGGTACAGGTACCATGTGTAGAAATGTGGGGTGAAGCATGTCCTATTCTTGCAGAAGTAAGAACTTGGTTCAAAGATTCAAGTTTAGAAGATATGGGTCGTAAGTATTGGAAGAAAAAATCATACCTATTCCAAGGTTTTGTGAGAGAGAATCCAATCACTGATGATAATACACCAGAAAATCCAATTCGTAGATTTATTATTAGTCCACAGATCTTTAACTTGATCAAGGCGGCTTTATTAGATCCAGAATTAGAAAACTTACCAACAGACTATCAAGGTGGTTTAGACTTTATTATTACTAAAACATCTAAAGGTGGTTATGCTGACTATTCAACTTCAAAATGGTCACGTAAGGAATCAGCACTAGACGCTACAGAAAGTGGCGCTATTGAACAATATGGTCTTCACAACCTAAGCGACTTCCTTCCTAAGAAACCAAGTGAAGTAGAGTTAAAAGTTATGAAAGAAATGTTTGAAGCATCAGTTGATGGTCAAGCATATGATTCAGAACGTTGGGGTAATTACTATCGTCCAAGAGGCGTTCAAGTGGTTACATCATCAGCACCTGCTCAAGAAACTGCAGAGTCAAAACCTACACAAGAAGCAACAACAGCACCAGCAGTTGAGGCTCCCAAAGTAGAAGAAACAACAGCAGAAGCGACTCCTACTGCACCAGTAGAAACACCAGCAGGTGAAAGTGGTAGCAAACGTGCTGAAGACATCCTAGCGATGATTCGTAACCGTAAGTCTTAATCAAGACTAAGTACATAGATGTTAAGTAGATTAGATGATATAATCTATCCTAATCGCTGTGAGGTAATAGAAATAAAATCCTCACAGCGTTACATCTATCCTATTTTTAAAAATGCTAGATCAAGTTTATACGAAGAAGCACATTTAAAAAAATATAAAATACTGTTTAACGAGCAACTTAAACGTATTGATTCTATAGATGTTATATTAAGAAATCCTGAAGAACGATTTATTAGTGGTGTCAATACATTTGTATGGAATTTAATTACAGAGCATCCTAATTTTTCAAAAGACACTATTTTATATTTTGTTGAAAACTATTTGTTTTTAAATAGACACTATGCTCCGCAACTTAGTTGGATGATAAATTTATTTAGATACACAACTGAAGAAACTAAGTTTAATTTTGTTGGCATGGATAAACTTTCAGAATATACAGCAATACGTGCAATACCTAACAATGAAGACAAAATATTAGATAATGCTACTATAACAAGATTAAAAAATAATGTTGATAATCAACATTATCTAAAGTTAGACAAATCACTGTTAACATTAGTAAACAACAGTTGGACACGTAAACAAATTTTAGCACATCTTATGAACAGAGAACCAACTGCATTTTTTGAAACGATTGGTAAAAGCAATACAATCATTGGAGTAACTGATGTATTGTCCTAGACTAGATCATTTTGTTAGATTTCACCCTGAAGGCACTGTAAGTTGCTGTGGACATATGATCGGGCAACCAACATTTAATTCATATGATGAAATGCAGTCAAGTGATTGGATGACTAAAACAAAAGAACAAATGTCTAGTGAACAGTGGCCTAAAGAATGTGTCAGATGCCAGCAGACAGAAGAGATATCTAACAGTAGTATCAGACTAAATGCTATAAAATTTGACAAACTACAAAAGAAGCAGGACTATTTAACAGTAGGTGGTATACTAGATAATGTATGTAATTCAGCCTGTCAATTTTGTAGCAAAGAACTAAGTACAAAGATAGGTGGATTAACTAGTAAGCAGTATCCTATATATGATAACAGCAAAGGTTTTTGGTCATTGCCTTTAGATAGAGTAGTACATTTAGATATTAACGGCGGCGAGCCTAGTGCTAGTAAGAACTATAAAGAAATACTAAAAAACCCACCTAAAAATGTCAAAAGCATACGTATCAACACCAATTGTGCGTTGGTTATTAGCGAATTAGACGCCCTATTAGAACGAGGCATACATATTACTGTTACAGTTAGTTTTGACGGTATTGGTCAAGTTCATGATTATGTTAGATGGCCTATTAAATGGGATAAGTTTTATAGTAATCTAATGAAATATAAAGCCATGGGTATAAACAATCTTAATCTATGGACAACTGTAAACAGTTTAAATGTAGGAGACTTTGCTAACATTATTGATTTTAAAAATGAACACGGATTAGATCACAGTTGGTCATTATTAAATCAACCTGAAATGTTAGACATTAGGTATGAAAATTGGTTAACACTAGATGCTCGAGAAAAACTGTTACAAAGTAAAAATCAAGAAGTATTGCCTTTGTTAGATCAGTTAGCAACTTTAGAAAATAATAATAAACATTTGTTAGAGTTTATTAAAGAACAAGATACAATAAGAAAAATTAGTTACAAAGATTATTATCAATGAAAATAGCAATTACAGGACATTCG